GACAAATTTTTTTTTGCGGGGGTTTTGGGGAGGGGGGGTACCCCTGACGGTGCATACGTGTGCACCAAGACGCCTGGCAGCTTGTCGCCAAAGGGCATTCGCAAGAGTGCTTAGCTGCCAGACGTGTTGGTGAATGCGCGAGCTGATGCGCCACAACGCAACTCGGATACCTAGATACCTGATCAGCGGGTGCTGCAACGCTGTGGGTGGCAAGGCTAGGAACAGCCGGAGATCAGCACCGGCCACCAGCAACATCCGAAAGTCGGGCTTAGCGCGGATGAGGCCGATGACGGGCATATGCGGTGCGTCAAGCACATGCCCAGCAGGCAGCGCGTAGCGTCGAGGGTGGCGCCTCGTTAATCGAGTCAATCAGCCAAACACATACTTGGGGTCGCTTCCGCCCCTGTCAGTCCGAGCGCCGGCCCGGGCCCGAGGGAAGCAGCCGGCAAGAATAAAACCCTGAGCCAGTGAGCTCGTGTAAGGGTGACGTGGTGACCCCGGCCGCTTCGGCGGTCGGGTGATCCTGAACCTGAGCCGAGCGAGTGAGATCCTCGATGACATAGGAACTCCCCCTGGTGGGGAAAATCAGCAAAACCGCCTTCGGGCGGTTTTTTCGTTTACGGAGGTGCGCATGGGGCTACGAGGACCGAAGCCGCTGCCGAGCAATGTGCACCAGTTGCGCGGTAACCCGAGCAAGAAGCCGCTTGGCCAGCTGCTGGATGAATTCCAGCCCGAGGTAGAGATCCCGAGCTTTCCTTCGTGGATCTGGCCGGAAGCGAAGAAGGAGTGGAAGCGGATCTCGACCGAGCTCGAGCGCTATGGCCTGATCTCCAAGCTCGACCGCGCGGCGCTGGTGCTGTACTGCCAGGCGTGGGCGCAGATGGTGTGGGCGGAGCAGATGCTCCAGCGGGCGATGAAGAAGGCCGAAGCCGAGCGCGCTGCCGCCGAGGAGCGTGGCGAGGAATACACCGGCGGCGACGGCATCATGGTCAAGACCGCCAATGGTAACTTCACCTACTCGCACCACTGGGTGGTCGGAAAGCAGGCCCGCTCTGAGGTCAAGCGTTACCTCGACCTGTTCGGTCTGTCGCCCTCGGCGCGGACCAAGGTCAGCCAAAGCGACAACCGGCAAGGTCAACTGTTCGAAGAAGGAACCCCTGACCAATGGGCGCAGATCTGAGCGATGCGACGAAGTTCGGCGACATCGCGACCGCATACGCCAAGGATGTAGTCGACGGCAAGATCATCGCCTGCAAGTGGCACCGTTTGGCCTGCCAGCGTCACCTCAATGATCTTAAGCGGGCCGAGGCCGGCGAGTTCAACTACGTCTGGAACCCGGAACTCACCGACGTCAAGGGCAAAACCTACCGTCCCGCCGAGCGCATCTGCAAGTTCGCTGAGCTCATGCCCCACATCAAGGGTGACTGGGCGGCTGGTGGCCAGCTGATCAAGCTGGAGCGTTGGCAGATTTTCATCTTTGCCAGCATATTCGGCTGGGTGCACAAAATCACCGGAAAGCGTCGCTTCCGGCAGGCTGACGTCATTGTGCCGCGAAAGAACGCAAAATCGACGAAGGCCGCCGTCATCGGCAACTTCATGCTGGCGGTCGATGGTGAATACGGTGCCGAGGTCTATTCCGGAGCCACTTCGCAAGACCAGGCGATGGAAGTCTTCCGGCCCGCGCTGCTGATGGCCCGCGCGACGCCGCGCTTCTGCCAGGCCTACGGCGTCACGCCGGCGGCCTCTAACCTGTCGGTCATCGAGACCAACTCGAAATTCGAGCCGGTCATCGGCAAGCCGGGCGACGGCGCGTCGCCCAGCTGTGCCATCGTCGATGAGTACCACGAGCACAAGACGCCCGAGCTGTACGACACCATGCAGACCGGCATGGGCGCACGCAGCCAGCCGCTGATCCTGGTGATCACCACGGCCGGCGCGGACATCTCCGGCCCGTGCTACCTGCGCCAGGTCGAGCTGCAGAAGATCCTCGAAGGCATGATCGAAAACGATCAACGCTTCGGCATCATCTTCACCATCGATGCCGACGACGACTGGACAACCGAAGACGCCATCCGCAAGGCCAACCCGAACTACGGCATCTCGGTCGATGGCGAGTACCTGCAGCTGCAACAGCGCGATGCGATCGCCGACCCGCGCAAGCAGAACGTCTTCAAGACGAAGCACCTGAACGTGTGGGTCGCGGCCGCCTCGCCGTGGCTCAACCTCTACAACCTCCAGCAAGCCGGCGACCCCTCGCTGACGCTGGAAAGCTACGACTGGGATGGCAGCGTCGAAGGCGCCGACCTCGCCAGCAAGCAAGACATCGCCAGCCGTGTGCGGCTGCTCTGGCGCGATCTGGACGATGGCCGGCACTACTACGCCATCTCACGCAACTACGTGCCGCAGGCTGCCGTCGATAAACCGGAGAACGCGCACTATCAGGGCTGGGTACATAGCCATCACCTGGTGGCCACGCCGGGCAACATGATCGACCTGGAACAGATCCAGGAAGACATCATCGTCGATGCCTCGGTCGCGCCGCTGCGAGAGTTCGCCAAAGACCCCTGGGGCGGTCACCAGCTCGGTGCCAACCTGGCGGCAGAAGGCCTTGAGGTTGTCGATATCCCGCAGCAGGTTCGCTTCCTCAGCGACCCGATGAAGGAAATCGCCGCGCTGATCGACGCCGGACGCTTCCACCATGATGGCAACCCCGCCTACGTGTGGATGATGAGCAACGTCGAAGTGCAAGAAGACCGAAACGGCAACATCTTCCCGCGCAAGTCGCGGGCCAGCAACAAGATCGACGCGGCGGTGGCCACCATCGTCGCAATGAATCGGGCGCTCGCTGCCGTCGAGAGCGGCGGCAAATCATTCTGGGAAACGGATACCGAGTGAAATTCCTTGACCGACTCTTTGGGCGCAAGGCTGCCGAGCTGACATACGACCAGATCGCCAATCTGATCGATGGCATCGGCGGTGTGCGCTTCGCCGGCGTCACGGTGAATGCCAAGACCGCCCTGCAGGTGTCCACGGTGCTCGATTGCGTGCGCGTCATTGCCGACGGCTGTGCCACGCCCGATCTGCACATCTACCGCGAGAAAGGCGACGGCACCACCGAGAAGGCCGTCAATATCCCGGAATACCGGCTGCTCTCGCGTCGCCCGAACGAATGGCAAACCTCGTTCGAGTGGCGCCGGATGATGACCGCGCATGCCGTGCTGACCGGGTCGGCACTGTCGATCAAGGTGCGAGGGAACAACCGCCGAGTGCGCGAGCTGATTCCCGTTGAGCCTGGAAAGTGGGATGTACGGAAAGTTTCCCGCTACGAGCTGCGCTACCGCTGCTGGGATGAATTCGGACTGATCGGCGAGTTTACGCCGGACGATGTTTTTGTCCTCAACGGCCTGCAATGGGACTGGGACGGATCGCTCGACATCATTCGACTGGCGCAGTCGGCCATTGGCCTATCAATTGCCACCGAACAAAGCCAGGCAGCCATGCACGAAAATGGCCTGCGGCCGTCCGGTACCTACTCCGTCGAGGGCACGCTTAACGAATCGCAGTACAAGCAGCTGACTGCCTGGCTGAAAGCGCAGGCCGGCCCAGGCAAAACCGGCACGCCAATGATCCTTGACCGCAACGCCAAGTGGCTGAGTACGGCCATGACTGGTGTCGATGCCCAGCATGTGGAAACGCGCCGCCTGCAGATCGAAGAGGTCTGCCGGATCTTCAACGTTTTCCCGATCATGGTCGGCCACAGTGACAAGTCGGCCACCTTCGCCAGTTCAGAGGCCTTCTTTGCCGCGCACCTCAAGCACACCCTGGCGCCATGGCACAAAGCCTGGCGTGATCGCCTCGATGAGACGCTGCTCGACGGTGCCGGTCCGCTATTTGCCAAGTTCGATACCCGCTATCTGACGGCCGGCGCCATGAAGGACCGCGCCAGCTGGTCTCGCAACATGGCCGAAATGGGCATCTACACCCGCAACGAGCTACGGGAAGAAGAGGGCATGGACCCGCTGCCAGGCCTCGACGAACCCCTGACGCCCATGAATATGGGCAGTACCACTGACCAAGGAAACAGCAATGAAGACAACCCGCCCGCCGGAACGTAAGGTCGTCAAGCCGCTGGAGCGCAAAGATGCGCCCGGGCGTCGCCAGGAGCGCTCCTTCGTCCTCGCCCTCAAAGCGGCCGGCGAAGATGGTCAGATCGAAGGCTACGGTTCAGTCTTCGGTGTGCGCGATTCATGGGATGACGTCATCGCCAAGGGCGCCTTCAAGGCATCGCTCGCTGCGCACAAGTCCAACGGCACCATGCCGGCCATGCTCTGGCAGCACGAAGATGACGAGCCCATCGGTGTGTGGACCGAGATGAAAGAAGACGAGAAAGGCCTCTACCTCAAAGGCCAGCTCGTTCTCGAAACCACCCGCGGCAAGGAAGCGCACGCACTGCTCAAAGCCGGTGCGCTCAATGGGCTGTCGATCGGCTTCATCGCCAAGCAGTGGAGCTACGACACCGAGAACGATATCCGCACGCTGACCGAGATCGACCTGTGGGAAGTCTCCCTGGTCACCTTTCCAGCGAACGACAAGGCCCGCGTCACTGACGTCAAGGCATCGCCGGATGAACTCGAAACACCGAAAGATGCAGAACGGGCCCTGCGAGATGCCGGGTTCAGCAAATCCGACGCAACGGCATTCGTGTCGCGCGTCATGCGGATGGGAGAAGCGCGGAGAGATTCTGCCGATTCAACCGCCGTGGCAATGAAGGCAGCCAACCGGCTGCTCGACTCCCTCACATCCTGAAAGGAAAACCGATGAAAACCATCGTCATTGGCGGTCTGATGGCCGCTCACTTCGCCGCTTTCCAGGCCAAGGCTGCCAGCACGCTCGGCTGCTACGAAAAGCGTGACGAACCGACCATGAAGTCCGTTGGCGAAGCCATCGACAAGATCGCCACCGCCTTCGAAGAGTACAAGAAGACCAACGATCAGCGTCTGGAAGCCATCAAGAAAGGCCAATCGACCGCCGATCTCGACGTCAAGCTGGCCCGCATCGATCAGCATATGGATTCCCTCAACGAGATGAAGTCCTCGCTCGAAAAGATGGAAACCAAGCTCTCCCGCCCGGGTGCTATCGTCGGCGAGCTGAAGGGCCAGGAAGAGAAGGAAGATCGCGAATACCGCGAAGCCTTCATCGACTGGATGCGCGCTCCGGGTGACCACGAGCGCCAGGCACGCGCCAGCGCTGCCGCCAAGGCCGTCGAAGCCAAGAATGCGCAGTCGCGTGAAAAGCGTGCAACCCAGACCGTTGCCGGTACGGGTTCGGCTGGCGGCTATGCCCTGCCGAAAACCATCGAGCAGGCCATCGCCCGCCTGTCGGTCGATATTTCCGACATCCGCTCGATCGCAACCGTTCGCCAGGTCGGTACTACGGATTACCACGAGATCTTCGACATTAACGGTGCCGGCTTCGAGTGGGTTGGTGAAGGCGATACGCGCAACCAGACAAATACCCCGAACTTGGCCGATATCCAGCCGAGTTTTGGTATGGCGTCTGCCAAGCCGCAAGCCTCAGAAGAGTCGCTCGATGATCTGTACTTCGATGTCGAGAACTGGTTGATTACTTCAGTTGCTGAAGCGATGGCTGCTGGAGAAGGAGCAGCTTTTGTTCTGGGAGATGCCACTAAAAAGCCAAGTGGCTTCCTGGCCGGCCCGGCCCCGGTTTCCACGGTTGACGCAAGCCGCGCCTTCGGCACCCTGCAATACATCGCCTCCGGCCAAGCCGCTGCACTGCCGACCATCCTGGATACGCTGTACGACGTCATCTACTCCCTGCGTGCCCGCTATCGCCGTAACGCCCGTTGGGTCGGCGCCAAGGCCCTGTTCGGTGCGCTGCGCAAGTACAAGGACACCACCAACAACTACCTGTGGCAGCCGTCGCTGACTGCTAGCCAGCCGGATACCTTCATGGGCTATCCCGTCATGGAAGCCGAAGATATGCCGGCTGTTGCCGCCAACGCCTTTCCGCTGGCTTTCGGTGACTTCCGTGAGGGTTACCTGATCGCCGATCGTGTGGGCATGCGCATCACCCGTGACGAGATCACTACCCCGGGCTTCGTGAAGTTCTACTGCCGCAAGCGCGTCGGCGGCAAGCTCCGCAACACCCAGGCCATCAAGCTGCTGAAGATCGCCGCTTCCTGATCCTCTGACGACCAACCATGAAACGGCCCCGCTGGGGCCGTTTTTCATAGGAGATAAGCATGTATCTCAAAGTAAAGAAGGCCTTTTCCTGGGCGCACCGGGGTGTCGAAATCGAACATTTCGCCGAAGGTCATGGCTTCGATACCGAAGACAAGGATCTGATCGAGGTGTCGCTTGCCGAAGGCTGGACGGAAAAGGCGAAAGCCCCGACCAAGGCCGAACAGAAATCCGCCCTGCAGGCGCAGATCAAGCAGCTCGAAGCCAATTTGGCTGATGCCGAAGAATCTGCCGAGGCCGCCATCGAAGCCGCCCTGGCCGCCGCCAATCAAAAGCTCGCCGAACTCGGCTGATCAACCGGCGTGTGCTGCGGTGCACGCCGCAAAAACACCAAAAAACAAGGGGAACAGCATGAACCTCTCTCGCTACGTGCGCTTCGTCTTCCTGTCGGCCGCACTGGCCTTCGCCTCGTTGCTGCCGGCGCCTGCCCAGGCCGGCGCGATCACCGACTACGGCGAAAACAAGCTGGTCGATGCGCTGCTGCGCGGCCAGGCTATCGGCACGCCGGCGACCTGGTACATCGCGCTCTTCACCACCACCTGCACCGACGCTGGCCCCGGTACCGAGGTTTCAACCTCCGGCACGGCCTACGCCCGCCAGGCTGTCACCGCATCGCTGGCCAACTGGGCCGGCACGCAATCCGCCGGCAGCACGGTCGCCTCAAGCGGCACGGGCGGCACGACCAGCAACAACAATGCCATTACCTGGAGCGCCTCGACAGCGGCCTGGGGAACGGTCACCTCGGTCGGCTGGATGGATGCCAGCACCGCCGGAAACCGCTGGATCTGCATCGACCTCACCAGTTCGCTCAACGTCTCCGGCTCGGGCTTCACCGTCAGCTTTGCCGCTGGCCAGCTTTCCTTCCAGATCGATAACTAAGCCATGACCATCGCCACCCGTGACCAGCTGATCAACTCGCTTGCCAACAATGCCGAGCGTATTGTGGTCGACAAGGCCAGCATCGCGAATGCGGTGGCCGGTGCGCTCTATTCGCTGTGGCGTGCAACAGGCACGCCAGGGCAGGGCGCTATCCCGAGCACGGCTGCGTTGTGCACCAAGGCGCTGACCGGCGCCTTCGGCTTCACCAACCAGACCAACCCGGCCACGTCCTACCTGGCCTGGCTGGCGCTGGCTTGCTCGAACGGTGCGGTGACGATGGAATTCCATGATCGCCTGGCGCACATGGGCGGTTTGTCCGGCACGGTGACCACGGCGCAGACGGTGAACCTCGATGTATCAAGTGCCGGGGTCAACGTCCCGTCCGCTCGCCTCGGCGATGCCAATTTTTCCGACGTTCAGTGGTGGGCAGAGTGGTACACCGACACCGGATCGACGGCAGTCACGGCCACCATCAACGTCACGTATCGCGACAACAGCACGGGCAACCTCAGCCTTTCGCTGGTGGCCACGACGCGCGCCAGCCGTCTGTACAACCTGAACGGCCTCATTCCATCGGCGGATAGTGGCAAGTTCATCAAGAAGATCAACACCGTCACCCTGTCGGCCACGACAGGAACGGCTGGCAGCTTCGGCTTCACTGCGACGCGCTTGCGCGCCGTCTGTCCGCTGCCGGTCGCCAATAAGTCAGAAGTCTTCGACTGGGCTGCACTTGGCCTGCCGGAAGTGCCAAACGATGCCTGTCTGATGATGGTTCAGCTCTGCTCGACTACATCGACCGGGACTGTACGCGGCGGCGGAAAACTCGCCAATGGGTAAGCCATGATCGTCAAGTCACCGCAGGCGGACCTCTACCGCGGCCTGTCTGGCGGTGCCGATCGATGGGACGATGGGCTGGTCGGCGCCATCATCTCTGCCGACTACTTCACCGGCGACACGGGTTCGTCGCTCTCTGCTTCCGCTTCTGGAGCAGCTGCAGCCTCCGGCGTCGTCGCGTTGGTTGCCTCGGTCGCCATCGCTGCCGTCGGAGGCGACACCGCCGCCGGCCTCGGCCAGCTGTCGGCAGCCGTGCCGCTCGCTGCTGTCGGCCTGGCGCAGGCATCCGGCTCGGCCAACGGCTCGGCAGTGTTTTCCATTGCCGCTGCTGGTCTGGCGCAAGCGGCCGGGCAGGCAGGGATCAGTGTTGCCGTGCAGCTCGCCGGAGCCGCGGCTGCTGCCGCATCAGGCAATGCCGCGCTGGCCGTGCAAGTACTCCGCGCAGCCGCCGGCACGGCGCAGGCCAGCGGCAATGCCACGCTCGCTACCCGCCTGGCAGCCATCGCTGCCGGGGCCGATCAGGCAGGCGGTGCGGCAGCCCTGCAGGTGCAGATCGCCGCGGCCGCTGCCGGCCTCGCTCAAGCGAGCGGCACGGCCAACTTGTCCGGCGGCGGATTGAACAACATCGCTGCAACGGGTGGCGATATCGCCAGCGGGGCAGCAGCGCTCACCGTCACTGTGCAGCTGCAGGCCACTGGCCTGGCACACGCGGCCGGCGTGGCCGCGATCTCGCACACCCTCGGCCTCAGCGCCCAGGGCTACGTACAAGCCATGGGGCAGGGCATCTGGTCGGCTGAAGTCGATCTCGCCGCGCTGGGCCTGAGCCAAGCCGCCGGCAGTGGCCAGCTCTCGGTCGCGCGTGCCACGCTCGAAGCGCCGGCAGGCAGCGGCCCAGCCCTCCGCCCTGTGGAAGGCTTCCGGCCCGCCAGCGCTGGTTCGGCCAGGCCACTACAAACCGTGGCGTCTCGCCCGCCAATGACAACCAGTCGTCGGCCTGCCTCCCTCGGCGGGCGCCGGCCGAATTGAACAGGAAAGCGAATGCCGACCAAGATCATCATCCCGCCAACGGAAGAGCCGGTCACGCTTGCAGATGCCAGGCACCACTGCCGAGTCGACGGCAATGACGACGATACGCTGCTCACCGCGCTCATCGTCGCCGCCCGCGAGCAGGCAGAGCACGAAACCGGCCGCGCGCTCTGCACGCAGACGCGCGAGCTGGTGCTCGATGCCTTCCCCGAGTCTTTCGTCCTGCGTGGTGCGCCGATCCAGTCGATTGTCTCGGTCAAGTACCTGGACGCAATCAACGGCGCGCAGCAGACGCTCGACCCGGCCGATACCCTGCTCGATGCCGACAGCGAACCCGGCTACCTGATGCCCGCCTACGGCAAGAGCTGGCCGAGCACCTACCCGGTGCCGAATGCCGTGCGCGTTCGCTACGTGTGCGGCTACGGCGCTCCCGCCGCCGTTCCGGTCAGCATCAAGCAATGGATGCTGCTGGCGATCGGTTCATGGTACGCCCAGCGTGAGACGTTCATTACCGGTACGTTAATTCAGCCATTGCCAGATAGATTCTGGCATCGGTTGATCGATCAGTACCGCATATACGAGGTGTATTGATGCGTGGGCCATCTGTTTTAGCCGGCGATCTCAATCGCCGCATCGCGTTGCGCCTGCTCTCTGAGGTGCCGAATGTCGCATTCGGACTCGATCAGCAGCTGGCTGCACCGCTCAATCGCTGGGCCAAGCACGAGCCGATCCATGGTCTGACGTTGCGGGCAGGAAAGCAGACTGGCGAAGCGCCGACCGATCTGTTCTACATCCGCTATGGAACAGGCACCCGGCCTGAAGAGATCACCGGCGAGCACGTCATTGAATACAACGGCTACCGATACCGCGTCATGGATGCCATCGATGTCGACGGCAAGCGTCAATTCACCCGCATCACCACCAAGCAGCTCGGAGCAATCTGATGGAAAAGCAAAGCAACTCCGGATCGGTGAGTGGCCTGCAGCTTGAATGCGGCCTGGAGTTTCATAAGTCCATCGACTATGACCGCAAGGCCATGCGCCGGGCGCTCAATAAAGGGGCTGCCGAGATCCGCAAGGCCGCGCGTCGCCTGGTGTCTCGCCGTGCCATTTCGGCGGCCGGTGAATACCCAGGCTTGCAAACCGGAACCCTGCGTAAGGCCATTGGCGTCGTGTCCCGTGGCAGCAAGGGGGGATGGGTCAAGGTCGGTGTGCGCAAGATCGCCGGCATGGATATGTTCTACCCGGCGCCCTTGTTCTACGGTAGTCGAAAGAACAACCTCGCCGCCCGTAAAAACTACATGGTCGACGCCCTGGAAGAAAAGCGCGAGCCCATCCGCGGCTACATCCGCAGCGAACTAGCCAACGCCCTGGTGCCACGATGAATCTCAGCCTCGTCATTCAAGCCATACGCCAGCGGGCCAGCGTTTTTGCCGGACGTGTTGCTGGTGCAGCGCAATATCGGCCATTGCCGGAAAGCACTGCGCTGCAGGTGCCCTGCGCATTCGTCATCCCGCTCGACGATAACCCGGGGGATAACCAGTCGCAGAACGTTGTGCGGCAGAGCATGAACGAGTCGTTTGCCGTGATCGTCGCCCTCTCGAACGTGGCCGACGAGCGCGGCCAGGCGGCCAGCGTCACTGTCGATACGGTGCGCAGTGCGCTGTGGTCGGCCCTGCTTGGCTGGTCGCCCGATCAAGATATCTACGACGGCATCGTCTATGAAGGCGGCTCATTGCTCAGCATGGATCGGGCGCGTCTCTGGTACCAGTTCGAGTTCAGTGCCGCCTTCGAGATTGCGCCGGAAGATGGCTACCAGCCAACCGAGCTCGATGCGCTGCCGAACTTCGAAGGCATCAATTTCAACCTCGACGCGATCGAGCCATGGGATCCGAATCGCACGCCGACCGGGCCGGATGGCCGCATCGAAGTCGCCGCCAGTGCGCCGCAAGACGGCAGCCTGCCGGCACCCTAACTCAACGATTTCACCAGCCAACCCGCCGCCCGGCGGGTTTTTTCATTCAGGAGCCACTAGATGCACGTCAAACCCACCGAAGGCCGGCAGGTGCCCGACCCGGCCCGTGGCGACACCTTGCCGCCGGAAGGTCGCACGGTCGAGCCGAATCAGTACTGGCAGCGCCGCGTCGCCGATGGTGACGTCGTCGAAGCCAAGTCCCCGGTCGAAGCCGAAGCGGCCAAGGCCAAAACCAAGAGCAAGGAGTAAGCCGCCATGCGCACGCTTCCCGCATTCCTCATTCGCCACGCCTGGCCACTGGCTGCACTGCTGGCTGTCGTCATTGCGATGGCCGTTGCTACCGGTACAATTCACCCGTTGGCTGGCCTCGGCCTGTTCGGCATGGGCGCCACCATCTCGTTCAACAACATCCCGGCCAACGTCCGCGTGCCGCTGTTCTATGCCGAAATGGACAACACCCAGGCCGGCTACTTCACCCAGAACAAGCGCACCCTGCTGATCGGCCAGATGATCACCGGCGGTACCGCCGCGGTGAATACCCCCTACCTGGTGAGCACTACCGATCAGGCCATGAAGCTTTTCGGGCGCGGCTCCATGCTCGCCCGCATGCACAAGTTCGCTCGCGCCCAGGATGCCATCGGTGAAATCTGGTGTATCGCCGCTGCCGATGCCGGTGCCGGCGTGCAGGCAACTGGCACGATCACCGTGACCGGCCCGGCAACGGCGGCCGGCACCATCAATCTGTACATTGCTGGCCAGCGTGTGCAAGTGGGCGTCAATGCCAGCGACTCGGCCAATGCCATCGCGACCGCAATCAACACCGCCATCGGTGCTGCCCTCGATCTGCCGGTGACCAGCTCCGTGGCCACCAATGTGGTGACGCTGACCTGCCGCTGGAAGGGAGCAACCGGCAACGATATCGCCATCGGCGACAGCTTCCGCGGCAATGCCGGCGGCGAAGCGCTGCCGACGGGTGTCGCGCTGGCCTATTCCGGCAGCGGCTTCCTGGCTTCCGGTGCCACCAACCCGACCCTGGCGGGCTCGGTGATCACGGCCATGGGTGACGAAGAATACGATTACGTCATCCATCCCTACACCGACAGCACCACTCTGGATGCCTTCCAGACCGAGTACAACGACAGCACCGGCCGCTGGTCCTACGCCCGCCAGGTGTATGGTCATTGCTACACGGCACTGCGTGGCACCTTGTCGGCGCTGACCACGGCCGGCGCCCTGCGCAACGATCCGCACCACACCCTTGCCGGCGTCGATGTCGACTGCCCCAATCCGGTGTGGGAATACGCGGCGGCCTATGGGGCCCGCAATGCGGTGTTCCTCAATGTCGATCCGGCTCGTCCGACCCAGACCGGCGAGCTCACCGACATCATCGCCCCGCGGGCTGGCAAGCGCTTCCTGCTCACCGAGCGGCAGTCGCTGCTCAACTACGGCATTGCGACCAGCTACGTCTCCGGCGGCGTTGTTCGCATCGAGCGCGCCATCACGACCTACCAGAAGAACAGCTGGGGCCAGACCGACCCGAGCTACCTTGATAGCGAAACGCTGCACACGCTCACCGAGATCACCCGCCGCCTGCGCTATGTGATCACGCAGAAGTATCCGCGCCACAAGCTGGCCAATGATGGCACCCGCTTCGGCCCCGGGCAGGCCATCGTCACCCCGAGCGTCATCCGCGGCGAGCTGATCGCCGAGTATGCCGCGATGGAATACGAGGGTCTCGTCGAGAACGCTGCGCTGTTCGCGAAGTACCTGATCGTCGAGCGCAACGCCTCGAATCCAAATCGTCTCGACGTGCTGCTGCCGCCGGACCTGGTGAATCAACTGCGCATCTTCGCGATGCTCAACCAGTTCCGCCTGCAGTACTCCGCCGCCGCTTAACCCGCCGCCGGGTGCAGACGCCTGCACCCGGTATGAAAGGAAACCAACATGGGCAAGAAAATCGCAGGCACCTGCTTCGTCAAGGTCAATGGCGAGCAGCTCGAAGTCACCGGCGGTGTCGAAGTGCCGATCGCCGACGTCAATCGCGAAGTCGTCATGGGCGTGGCCGGCGTCGCTGGCTACAAGGAAACCGCCAAGGAACCGTTCGTCAAGGTCACCGCCGCCTTTGTGCCGGGCTTCCCGATTGCGACGCTGCAGTCTGGAACCGACATGACCGTGACGGCCGAGCTGGCCAATGGCAAGGTCTATACCCTCTCCGGTGCCTTCCTCAAGGGCGAGCCGACCGTCAAGAACGATGACGGCACCGTCGACCTGGAGTTCTCCGGCGACAAGGGGCTGTGGCAATGAGCCGCGTCGTTCCGCTCAGCAAGCCAATCACGGCGCACGGCGAAGAAGTCGTCGAGCTCGAATTCCGCGAGCCGACGCCAGAGGACGTCATGGAAATCGGCATGCCGAATCTGCTGGTGCCCAATGCCGACTCGACTGCTGTCGGGGTCGAGGTGCGGCCCAAGGTCGTCGGCCAATACATTACCCGCCTGGCCAAGGTTCCGCCGTCGTCGGTCAAGGCGCTGGCGTTATCGGATTTCTTCAAGTGCCAGTCGGTGGTGATGAATTTTTTCTACAGTGGCGATGGGGAAGCCTAGATCGGTTCATTGATCGTGTCTTCGAAGTCGCCTGGTTCTGGCGGGTTGATCCGGCAGTGCTTTTGGCGCTGCCGCTTTCCCGCTTCGTTCTCTATGAGCGTCAAGCTGTCAGGCTGGCTGAAAGGCCGCCTGCGGAGGAATGAGAATGGCGGATAACTGGTTACTCAAGGCCGTGCTGTCAGCTAATGCCAGCCCAATGATCAGTCAGCTGAAGGGCGTCAATGCTGCTGCCAAGGCCACACGCAAATATCTGCTCGATGTCGGTAACTCTGCCGGCAATCTGGCTGGCAAGCTGGGCTTGCCGATGGGTATTCTGTCCGGCGTGGCGGGTGGCTTTTCGATCAACGCGATCAAAAATGCCATGGTCGGCCTGGCTGACATGGAAGACGAGGTCAGCAAGTTTTCGGCAACCACCGGCATTGCCGGTGCCGAGTACAAGAAATTCCAGTACCTGGCCAAGCTGTCGAACGTCCCGTTCGAAGCACTGACCGGCAGCATGGGCAAGCTCAATAAGAGCCTGTACGACGCGGCGACCGGGAAGAACAAGGATCTCGGCGGACTGATGAAGCACCTCGGCATCCGCATGCGCGACGCCAATGGCGAGCTTCGCTCCGCCGCCGATCTGTTGCCTGAGCTGGCCGATGCTTTCCAGCGTAACGAAAACCCGGTGGTCCGTGCCCGCATGGGCATGGCCTTGTTCGGTAAGAGTTGGCAGGAAATCATGCCGCTGCTGGCAGATGGGTCGGAGCGGATCAACCAGCGCCTCGCGCGATTCCGTGAGCTTGGGCTGGAGGTCAAAGATGGCAAGATCTTCGACAAGCAGATGGAAGCCGCCGGGCGCTTCGGCGATCGGCTCGATGATCTGTCCTTCGTTGCCAAGGGCTTCCAGAACACTATCGCTGCCGGCCTGCTGCCGGTTGTCGAGCCGCTGATCAATGACCTGATCAAGTGGTCGGTTGCCAACAAGGAACTGATCGCCACCGAGGTCAAGGCCTTCGTCAAGGATCTTGCCGACGGCCTGCGCAGTATCGATTGGAAGGGCGTTGTCCAGGGAGCAAAGGATTTCGTTGGCTGGATGAAAGGCGCTGTCGATTCCGTCGGTGGAGGAAGAAATGCACTAATTCTTCTTGTGGCATTTATGAATATTCAGACGATTGCCGCATTTGCTGGTCTTATCGGGGCCGCCGGAAGGTTGACGTTTAAGCTTGGTGAACTTGCTTTGAAAGCCTTGGCGCCAATTTCCCCGCTGCAAACGATGACGGATGGGATGGATAAAGCGCATACAAAAGCTGCAAATTTGACGAACACGATTGGTCGTCTTGGGTCGGCACTGGGGGTTATAGGGGCTGGAATGTTCGGTTGGGAGGTCGGTACGTTGCTGAACGACAACGTAATCAACCCATTGGTGCAGAAGCTCAGCGGCGACAAGGATGCCTCGCTCGGTACCTGGTTGTACGACATGATGAATCCAGACCCGCTGGCGCAGAAGCCATCATTGGTCAGCGCCGGACAAAACAAGGTAAGCGGCGAAGTCAAAGTGACCTTTGAAAATGCGCCGCCAGGAATGCGTGTCGAGCAGGCCAAATCGAGCGGCCCTGTCGCTTTTAATCCAAATGTTGGGTATCGCACACTGGGTAGTGCTGGGGCTTTCTAAATGGCAAAAAAACTCTCCGACAAGCTGCGGCCGGCGAGCTTTCGCGGTGTTCCGTTCTTCGTTGAGGATTCCGGCATCGGCGTCGGTCGTCGTGTCCAGGTGCATGAATACCCGAAGCGCGACAAGGCGTATGTCGAGGATCTCGGCCGCGCCACGCGAGAGATCGAGGTGCAGGCCTTCGTTGTCGGCGAGAGCTACATCGAGCAGGCCAACAAGCTGATCGAGGCTGCAGAAAAGGAGGGCGCCGGCCAGCTGGTGCATCCCTGGCTGGGCACGATGAACGTCGCGCTCAAGGAATTGATGCGCGTCTCGTTCAGCAAGGCGCTCGGCCAGGCCGTCGTCACCCTGTCCTTCGTCGAGGCCGGCGAGCTGGCCTATCCATCGGCCCAGGTGTCGACGCAGGCAGCGACGCGCATCTCTGCCGGCAATCTTCAGGCGGCATCAATCCAGTCGTTTGCCGACAAGTTCAGCGTCAAGGGTTTTCAGGACTTTGTTCGCGACTCGGCGCAGGGGCGTCTTGGTGATGTGCTGGGCGTGGTATCGAGCAGCGACGTCGGCAAGGTGCTCGGCATGGCGAACGGCCTGGCGCGCGATGCGCAGACGGTGATGAGCTATGTCTCCAATCCGTCGGCCATCGGCGACAAGTTGATGAGCATGTTCGGTCTTTCCGGCGTGGCTGGCAGTGTTGCTTCATGGACGTCCATCGTCCGGTCGCTGGCTCGTGTGTCACGCAGCAGCAGCCTGTCATCGAGTAGCAGCAGCTACACGACGCCATCGCGTCAGCAAGTGCAGACTAATACCAATGCCGTCAATGCGCTGACTCGTCAGGCGTTGCTCGTGCAGGCGGTCGGGGCGTCCAGTCTGGTCGGCACCGATGCCGATGTGGCATCGGCCGGGATGGTGCCGGGGGCTACCGATATGCCGGCGGGCCAGACCACCGTCAGTTACCAGGACATGATTGCTGCCCGTGACGATCTGCTGGCCGCTATCGATGCCGAGTCGCTGACGGCTGACGATGCGGTTTATGTCGCCCTGCAGGAAGCACGCGCGGCCGTGGCCAAGGATATCGGCACTCGCGCCCGCGACAATGCGCGGCTTGATGTGCTGCGCCCAAACGAAGTGACGCCGGCGCTGGTGCTGGCTTATGACTATTACGAAGACGCGGCGCGCGAGGCCGAGCTGGTCGCGCGCAACCGCATTCGCCATCCCGGCTTCGTGCCGGTCGAGCCTTTGAAGGTATTGACGCGATGAGCAACGCCAACTCCGGTGCAGCGAGCGATCCGCGCGACGTCGTTCGGTTGGTCGTCGATGGCAAGGAATATGGTGGCTGGAAGTCGGTGCGAATCGAGGCCGGCATCGAGCGCCAGGCGCGCAGCTTCGTGCTCGATGTGACTGATCGCTGGCCAGGGCAAACCGATATTCCGCGCCGCATCCAGCCGGGCGATCTGTGCCAGGTGTATATCGGCAGCGACCTGATGCTGACTGGCTATGTCGACGCAACGCCAATCAAGTACGACGGCCGGCAGGTGACGGTTGGCGTGCGCGGTCGCAGCAAGACGGCCGACCTGGTCGATTGCTGCCCGGTGCCGCCCGGTGAATCGATATCGCTCGGTGGTGGCCATTGGCGCGATGTGGTTGGTCCCAATGGAAAGAAACCGGCCTATGTGGCCATCCCGGCCAAAACGGCAGGGCAGTTTCGCAACCAGAAGCTGGAATCGATTGCTGCCGCGCTTGCCGCGCCCTATGGGGTGCGCGTGATTACCGAAGTCGATACCGGCGCGGTGATCATCGATCACCAGGTGCAGATCGGCGAGACCGTGTTTGAGAGCATCGATCGCATGATGCGCATTCGGCACCTGTTGTCGACCGATAGCGCCCAGGGCGACCTGGTATTCATCGATGTTGGCAGTACAGGGCGGGCCGATACGGCGCTCGAGCTGGGCAAGAATATTCGTGAAGGCAGTACCGAGCTTGATTACACCGGTGTGTTTTCAACCTACATCTGCAAGGGGCAGCGCACCGGCAGCGATACCAGCTACGGTGCCGATATATCGGAAGAGGAGGGCGAGGCCGAAGACGAGGTGACGACCAATGTCGTCGGCGAGACGGCGACGACCACCGATGCCCGCGCCAAGCGCCGTCGCGTTCTGGTCATCAAGCAGTCAGGTCAGGCCGACGGCGGAACGTGCAAGGATCGCGCCGAATATGAGCGGGCCTTCCGGGCTGCCAAGGCCCTGCAAACAAACTATACGGTGTCCGGCTGGCGGCAGCAGAGCGGCAAGCTGTGGCTGCCGAACCAGCTGGTGCGCGTGCGCGATAGGTTGATCGGCTTCGATGCCGAGATGGTGACTGCCGAGGTGGCATGGATTCTCGATGCCAAGGGGCAACGAACAGAAATCAAGGTCGGTCCGCCCGATGGCTACCGCAGCAAGGCCGGCAAGCTGAAGGCGAGCAAGCGCCAGAAGGGCGGCGGCCCCGGCTGGAGCGATGTAAAAACGGAGTGATCATGGGTGAATGGCGAGAAATGGCGCAACGGCTAGGCAATATGCTGTCGCGCGGCCTGGTCTCGGTCGTCGAGGCCGGAACCAAGATGCAGCGCCTGCAGGTTCGCCTGCTGGCCGGTGAGACCAAGGACGAGATCGAACATTTCGAGCCCTATGGTTTCACCTCGCATCCCAAGACCGGCGCCGAGCTGGTTGCGGCCTTCCTCGATGGCGACCGGTCGCATGGGGTCGTGCTGGTGGTTGCTGATCGCCGCTACCGCCTGACCGGCCTGCAGGCGGGTGAAGTGGCGATTCATGACGACCAGGGGCAGAAGGTGCACCTGACGCGAAACGGCATCGTGATCGATGGGGCCAGCCTGCCAATCGTTATACAGAACGCGCCGACCATCACGCTGACTGCGGATAGCGGAATTACGCTGAATGCGCCAAACATCGTGTTCAACGGTGCCGTTGTTCAGGGTAAGGGCAGCAATGGCGGCGACATGCAGCTGCAGGGGCCTGTCGATGTGGTCAACGACGTCGTGGCCGGCGGCAAGTCGCTTATCCATCACATTCATTCCGGCGTTCAGTCCGGGCCAAGTAATACCGGCCAGCCGGTTTAAGGATTTCCATGATCGATTCCCAACCACTGACCATCGTCGTCGATGGCCAGGAGGTCTCGCTCGGCCTGGCGTCGAGCGAGCCGCTGGTGCGCGCCGTGATCATAAGCCTGTTCACATGGCGGCGCGCCCGGCCCGATGACGAACAGCCCGGCAACAGCCGAGAAGGCTGGTGGGGCGATACCTTCGCCAGCGTCCAGGATGACCGCATCGGTTCTCGGCTTTGGTTGCTATCGCGCGCCAAGATGACGGCTGAAACACCTCGGCGTGCGAAGGAGTATGCCGAAGAGGCGCTGGCCTGGCTGGTGGAGGATGGCATTGCCGCCCGTGTCGATGTCGAGGTCGAGCGCCGTGGAATCGATACGCTGGCCTTGGCGACACGCATCTACAAGGCGGATGGCTCGGTGCTGTCCGATGTTCGCTTTACTGATTTCTGGAGCTTCCTGCAATGAGCTACGTCCGTCCAACCCTGGCCGAGATCGTTCAGCGCGTCAGCAATGACGTGACATCGCGCCTGGAGACTGGTGACGATGTATTGCGCCGCTCCGATGCCGAGGTCTATTCGCGTGTTTTCGCCGGCGTCGCCCATGGCATGTATTCATTTATCGACTGGGTGTCCCGACAGATCCTACCGGATAGTTCCGATCTCGATATTTTGATCCGTCAGTCCAGCTTGTGGGGCGTCGAACGCAAGGCGGCTGCCACGGCGACCGGGTCGGTCACTTTTACCGTGCAGTCTGGCGCCGTAGTTCCGGCTGGTATTTTGCTGCAGGCGCTCGACGGTCAGCAGTACGTGACCACGGCTGACGCCGTGGTGACGGCGCCGACGGCCATCGCGCCCGTCGAGGCGCTCGAAGCCGGCGCGGCCGGAAACCGCGTTGCCGGTCAAAACATGACGCTTGTCTCGCCGATTGCTGGTGTGCAGTCGGTTGCAGTAGCCGGCGAGCTATCTGGCGGTGCCGATATTGAAAGCGAAGATGAGCTGCGCGCTCGCTTGCTGGCGCGAATTCGCAAGCCGCCGCAGGGCGGTTGTTCCTATGACTACGAAGCCTGGGCGCTCGAAGTCGATGGCGTCACCCGAGCCTGGGTCTATCCGCAGGAGCTTGGTCTGGGCACGGTGACCGTGCGTTTCGTGCGCGATAACGATGGCACTGGGTCGGCGATTCTGCCGGATGCGGCTGAGGTAGCCGAGGTGCAGGCTTATATCGATGAACGCCGGCCAGTCACGGCAGACGTGACCGTGTTTGCTCCCATTGCTGTGCCGCTCGATTTCCAGATCAGCGGCCTGACGCCGGCGACTCAGGCAGTCAAGGATGCGATCGCCGCCGAGCTGCAGGATCTGTTGCTGCGTGAATCCGTGCCCGGCGGCACGATTCTCCTGTCTCACATTCGGGCCGCCATCTCGGCGGCGACGGACGAAGACGACTATGCGCTGGTCTCGCCTGCGGCCAATGTCACCCATACGACCGGCCAGATGGCGACGATGGGAACGATCACATGGCTATGAGCGAATCCGATTACCTGGAGCAGCTGCAGGCGCTGCTGCCAGCCGGCCCGGCCTGGCCGCGCGATGCCAAGACCTCGATCACAAAATTACTTGGCGCGCTGGCGGCAGAGCTATCGCGCGTCGATGGCCGTGCCTGGCAGTTGGTCGAAGAGGCCGATCCGCGTACCACGGCCGAACTATTCCTCGACTGGGAGCGTGTGGCTGGTTTGCCGGATGCCTGTGCAGAAGCCTTCGGCGGTGAGCAGACGCTGATTCAGCGCCGCGCGGCGCTGATCGGTCGACTGACCACGTTGGGAGGCCAGTCGCCAGCGTATTTCGTCGGCCTGGCTGCCGCTTTGGGCTATGCGATCACGATCACCGAGTTCTCGCCATTTTTGGTGACGAGCACGGTCGATGAGGCGCTGTACGACACTGCCTGGCGCTTCGCGTGGCAGGTCAATGCCGCTTTGAATACGGTCCGTGAATTCACGGTTGCCGACACAGTTTCCGATGCCTTGGCGGCATGGGGGAATGATCAGCTCGAGTGTGTCATCGAGCGACTGAAACCGGCGCAAACGACGGTCATCTTTGCCTACGAATAGGAAAACCAATGGACAACAGAAGCTTTGAATCTGGCGCTTCCGCGACGCCGCCATCGGCGCCGGTATCTCCTTCGGTCGGTCATCCGACCAAGGGAAATCCTGCGCTCGGTGTTCCTGCAACACAGCCCGGTGATTACTGGTTCTATCAGATCGGTGAGGAGTTGCGTGCGGTCATCGCGGCAGCAGGCATTACCCCTGACCGTAGCAATCTGACGCAATTGTCGCAGGCCATTCAGCAGCTGATCGCTGCCGGCGGCATCAAGATGCCGGTGCGCGCTGCGACGACCGCCAACATCGCCAGCCTGGCCGGCGGTGCGCCGAATACGCTCGATGGTGTCGCCCTGGCTGCCAATGATCGCATCCTGGTCAAGGATCAGACGACTGGCAGCCAGAATGGCCTCTATGTTGTAACGACACTCGGTACCGGCTCGAACGGCACCTGGGCGCGCGCGACCGATGCCGATGGCGTCGGCGAGTTGTTCGCTGGCATGCTCGTGGTAGTCAGTGAAGGAACGGGCAATGCTGATTCCGTCTGGGAGTTGACGACCGATGGTGCAATCACGATC